TGGCGCGACAACAGTGGAGATCGATGGATCGCTGCTGGTACGCATTCCAAGCTCTACGCCATGAACGAGGCTGGTACGCTCAAAGACATCACGCCAACAGGATTCACTGCTGGTGAGGCTAGTTCTGTCATCAAGACAGGCTATGGCTACTCAACCTATGGCACATACGCTTATGGCATTGCGCGTCCTGATACTGGTACAGCGACACCGGCAACGACTTGGAGCTTAGACACTTGGGGCGAGTACCTGATTGGCTGCTCTGATGCTGATGGAAAGCTCTATGAGTGGCAGTTGGGATTCTCAACGCCAACGCTGGCAGCGGCCATCACCAACGCGCCAACAGGATGTCAGGCTGTGATGTCCACCGCCGAGCGTTTTGTCTTTGCCTTGGGTGCATCCAGCAATCCTAGACTGGTGAAATGGTGCGATCAGGAAAACAATACTGTATGGACGGCAGCCGCCACCAATCAGGCGGGTGACTTTGAGTTGCAGACAGTTGGCTCATTGAAAGCAGGCAAAAGGGTGCGCGGCATCAATTTGCTGTTTACCGATGTTGATGTCCATACCGCCACATTTGTTGGTTTGCCATACGTCTACAGCTTTGAAAAGGCTGGATCAGGCTGTGGATTGATTTCTTCTCAAGCCGTGGCTGCCATCGACACTGCCGCCATGTGGATGTCTACATCAGGATTTTGGTTATTTGACGGCTACGTCAAGCCTTTGCCTTGCGATGTCTCTGACTATGTATTTCAGAACATGAACTACAACCAAGTCAGCAAGGTTTACGCCGTACATAACAGCAAGTATGGTGAAGTGTGGTGGTTCTACCCATCCAACGCCAGCAATGAAGTTGACTCCTATGTCATCTACAACTACCGCGAAAGCCATTGGAACATTGGCTCACTGTCTCGCACAGCAGGCACTGACCGAGGTGTCTATTTGCAGCCACTGATGGTGTCATCTGACGGCTACATCTATGAACATGAGGTTGGCTTTGACTATGACTCAGGCTCTGTCTATGCCGAGTCAGGACCTTATGAGATTGGCGTTGGTGAAAACATCATGTCGGTGCGTCAGGTGATCCCCGATGAGCAGACTTTGGGTGAGGTGCAGATCAGCTTCAAGTCTAGGATGTACCCGACATCAACTGAGACAAGCCATGGTCCATATCCAGCGTCACAGCCTACCGATGTGCGGTTTGCTGGCCGTCAGGTGAAGATCAGGTACACAGGCGCAGTGCTAGAAGATTGGCGCGTTGGCGTCAACAGAGTTGACACTGTTGCGATGGGTAAGCGTTGACAGACGAAGAGGATTTGGAGAGGCTGCGCCATCATGTGGAGGCGGCACTAGAATACTCTGGTGGAACACATGGAATTGAGGACATTGCAGAGGGACTCAAAAAAGGCAGATTTCAACTGTGGCCTGCTGACGACTCTGTGGTGGTGACTGAGATCATTGTCTACCCGCGACTCAAGAATTTGCACTTCTTTCTTGCTGGCGGCGACCTAGATGAACTCCGATTGATGCGACCTTTGATCGAATCGTGGGGTAAGAGCATGGGTTGCACGCGAGTGTCTTTAGCTGGCCGTGAGGGTTGGACAAAGACATTTCTAAGAGATGAGGGATACAAACCAAAGTGGTTTGTACTTAGCAAGGATTTGTAAATGGCATACGAAGATTTGATCGCGGGTACTGGGTGGACAAATCTGCCATCACCTCAATTTGGTGGTGGTCTTCTTGACGCGTCACCAGTAAACCGCTATCAGCAAATCATGTCTCAGATGCAGCAGACTGAGCAAGTACCAAAAGGATTGCTTAATGCGACTGGTGGCTATCGTCCTGAGATTTACAACATTACGCCAGCTCAGAGTCAAGCCATCATGAAGTTCAATTCTGGCGTAGATCAAAGACTTGGTAGCGGTGGTGGAAGCTCTTCTGCTATTGCACAGCAGGCGGCAGCACAGGCGGCGTTTGCTCAGATGACACCAGGCGAGCAAGCCGCAGTGCAAGCAATGACAATACCAAATCTTATTAACTTGGCAATACCTTTGCCTGTAAAAATTTTGATGAATGTCTTGGGGGTTGATGCGCCTGGCACTACATCAAGCGGCGGTGTTAGCTCCACCAGCGGCAGTCCCATGAAAGGCATTGCAAGTAAAGGCACTATGGGTCAGGTTGCCAACGCGGTGACAACTACTGGCCTTGCAATTGGCAATGCTGTTGGCGGTAATGTCGGCACTACTGCTGGCACTACTGGCGGTGGCTTGGCAGGCATGGGTAGTGGCGCAGCAGGAGTTGCCGCCACAGCAGCCGCCACAGGCAGTGGTATGGGTGGACTTGGCGGTGGCGGTGGCTCAAGTGGTGGCGGTAGCAGCGGCGGCGGTGGATCAGGTATAGGCGGCATGGGTACAGGAGCCGCAGGCGCAGCCGCATCAGCAGCCGCTGGAGGCGGTGGCGGCGGTGGTGGAGGTGGAGGCGGTGGAGGTTGCTGCTTCATCATGCTTGAGGCTCGCTATGGTGACGGCACTATGGATGCTGTTGTTCGCAGATACCGCGATGAGAAGATCACCGACCACAACAAGCGTGGCTATTACAAGTTGGCCGAGGTCTTTGTACCTCTGATGCGCCAATCCAAGCTATTCAAATTCATGGTGGCTAAGACCTTTGCAGATCCTCTTGTTTCTTATGGCAAGTGGCACTATGGGCAAAACAAGCATGGCTGGATATTTAAGCCAGTTGAAAAATTTTGGATGAAAGTGTTTAACACATTGGGTAGCGACACAAAGTTCATTCGTGAAAACGGCGAAACGATTTAAGGGGAATAGCATGAGTAAAGGTGGCGGCGGCGGTGGTAGTGGAAATCAAACAGTAACGCAAACAATTGATCCTCAGATCAAGGCTGCGTATCTTCAAAATCTTGAGCAGGCAAAGAGCGTTGCTGGCGGCCTTGGCGTACAGCAGTTTGCCGGATTCAATCCTCTGTATCAGCAGGGTGAAGAGCAGCTTGTCAATCTTGGACTCAAGCCATTTACTGGTGCTGACATTCAAGAATTCATGAATCCTTATGAGCAGCAAGTCATCCAAGGCACATTGGGAGACATTGAGCAGGCACGCCAAATGGCTGCACTGCAAACAGCAAATCAGGCAAGCGCGGCTAAAGCGTTTGGCGGTTCAAGATACGGCGTCCAGCAGTCATTGACAGATCAGGCGGCATTGCAGCAAGCCGCCAAGACATCAGCGCAGATGCGTCAGGCTGGCTATGGTCAAGCAGCAGGCTTGGCAATGAATGCTCGCAACTTGGGATTGCAAGGGGCGCAGTACGCTATGGGTGCTGGCAGTGCTAGACAGCAACTTGAGCAGGCAAGGCTTGATGCAGCTCGCAATATTGGTTTACAAAGACTTGGCGTTGTCCAAAGCGCATTGAGTGGTCAGCCTGCCAATGTTGGCGGCACAACAAGCCAGCCGACATATCGAAACCAAGGAGCTGGCGCTTTGGGTGGTGCTTTGGCTGGGGCGCAATTGGGTTCAATCGTGCCTGGCATCGGTACAGGCATCGGCGCAGGCATTGGCGGTCTGATTGGATTACTGGGGTAAACAATGGCAACATTCGCAGACTTATATAACTCTATTGGCGGTGCTGACTATGGCTCCAACATTCAGCCATCAACGCGCTCCCCAATGGATTTTGGCGGTTTACTCTTTGGCGGCATGGATGGTGGCCTCAATGAATATCTGACAGACGCACAGCGCCAAGCGATGCAACGCCAAGCGATGCTGTCAGCGGCGGCTGCGCTGCTGAAATCAAGCGGTAGAAGCACCACACCAGTTTCTCTTGGTCAAGCACTTGGACAAGGCTTAGAGGCTGGCGCAGCAGGCTACCAGCAGGCGCAGCAGGGTGCTTTGGCTCAGTTGATGACCAAGCAGAAGCTGGATGAGGCGAAACGCGCACAGCAGGCTCAGTTGGCTTATCAAAATCTTTTAACTGGTCAGCCTATAGTTGGCGCGGAGATGACGCCAGAGCAGGCTATTGCAACGCCTGGCATGGCACTTGGTCCAACACAAGAGCGTGCCGCCATGATTGGTCAGCCTGCGCCTAGTATGGCTCCCAGTGGAATGTCGAATTTGACACGCGAACAGCGCATGATGCTGTCGGCTCTGCCTGCTGCACAGGGCATACCTGAGATGCTGAAGCTGACTCAACCAACAGAGAAAGCAAGACTGCTGGCAGAACTTGGCATGAAACCGACATTGGATAACTTGCGCCTGCTTGAAAAGCCAGAGGCTGATCCTGAGAAAATCAGGATTCT